CATTACAATAAAAGCATTTCATTTTTTTAACTTTATTAATTTAAAATTATTTTCTCTATCAAAATATCTATATGACATTCTTACTGGCATAAACTTATAAACATAATCAAACACAATGGTTTCATCTAATTCTTTACAACTATAAACATCAAGCTGTACTAATGCTGGATTGTTTTCATCCCATGAGTGTAAAGTTATATGAGATGTTTCTATTATAGTCACACAAGTTAATCCTCTATTACCTTTTACATCACAATACTTTGCATAAGGACCAGCCAATATTTTCATATCAATATCTTTTATTAAGTTCTTAGTCCACTTCCTCATCATCTTTAAATCTTTTGGAGGGTCTAAGACCTCTGCTCTAACTAACAAATGTTTATGTTTTAATTCTTGTTGCATTAGTTTATTATAGATGAATCATAATTTTT